TATCACGAGTGTGGAGTTAAAAACGCTATAAGCGTACCTAATGGTTTTAACGCGAGTGGTCAAATAAACCTTGACTATTTAACTGATTTTTACTTTTACTTTGAAGATAAGAAAAAAATATACTTAGCCCTAGACGCAGACGAAGCAGGAGAAAATGGTAAAAAGGAATTTATAAGAAGATTTGGTTCTGATAAATGTTATTTAGTAGACTTTAAGGATTGTAAAGATGCAAATGAATATTTAATAAAGTATGGAAAAGAAGCTTTAAAACAAACTATAGATGACTCAGTACCATGTCCGATAGAAAATGTCCTTAGAGCTAACGATATGTCCTCTGACTTGGATTCTTTTTACAAGAATGGAGTAGAGAATGGTTATAAAATTGGATTAAGAAGTTTTGATGGTATATTTTCTACATACACAAAACAATTTACAGTTGTTACAGGATTTCCTTCAAGTGGAAAGTCGGACTTTGTAGATCAAATGTGTGTAGGGTATAACATGATGTATAAATGGAAAATAGCATATGCTTCAACAGAAAACTACCCACAATACTTACACGTAGATAAGCTTGTTAGAAAGTATTATGGAAGAACTCCAGAGTATGAAGACACAAAAGAAGTTGCTTGGAGAAAATGTGTTGACCATGTAAACAACAACTTTTTTTTCATAAACTATGACGATGGATATGACTTAGAAAGAGTGTTAGCTAAAGGAGAGGAGCTTGTAAAAAGAATGGGTATAAGGTGTTTAGTTATAGATCCATACAATAAAGTTAAGGACAAGTCTTCATTAAAATTAGGAATAAATGATTACACTAATGCTTACTTAAATAAAATAGATAATTTTTGTAAAAAAAATGATGTAATTGTAATATTAGTTGCACACCCTACAAAACCACAAACAGATAAAGGAAAGGTTTTTGAGCCAACATTTTATGATGTTAAAGGTGGTGGGGAATTTTACGATATGAGTCCTCATGGTATTTTAGTTCATAGAGATTATGAGCAAGGGACTGTTAAGGTAAAAGTTTTAAAAGTAAAGTTTTCTAATTTAGGTGAAAACCAAGCTGATGTAAATTACTTTTGGAATGTAAACAACGGAAGATACACAGAGATGTTAAATGGAGGTCCAAAATGGGATAATACTAATTGGATATCAACAAAAAAAACACCGTTTCAAAAAAACAAAGAACTAGATATAGAATTTAATAAAATAGAAATATGAAAACATTATTAGCAATATTAGTAACCGCAACTATTTATCACGCGGATCCAAAACAATGTAATGCAGATTACCTAACAACTGCATCAATGAAAAAAATCAATTCACAATCACCTGGATCACACAGATGGATTGCAGTGTCCAGGGATTTAGAAAAACATGGGTTTGTTTTTGGTGCTAAAGTCATGGTAAAAAACGCAGGGAACATGAATGGCGTTTGGACTGTAGAAGATAGAATGAATAAAAGATGGGTTAAAAGAATAGATTTTTTAGTTGATTACAGTATAAAGGGAGGTAAATGGGAAGATGTAGAAATATCCCTTATTGATGAATAAAGAAATCCATACATACATGGGAATATGTTTTAAAGAAAACATAAAGATATACCCAATAATCTATGATAGAAACAGTTTTAAAATTGAAATAAATTATGATGGTCGTATTAAAACAGGAAAAGAAATATATAATACAACTGATCAAAAAAAAATGCAAAAAAGAATAATAGAATTATATTATGAAATCGGAGATAAAATACAAAGTAGGAAATAAAACTTTTTTATACGACAAGGATCGTGTGAACACATCTTATTTTAAATATTGTGAAATGAGTGATGAAGAGTTTTTAGAAAACATATTAGATATATTGCATTTTGCTGTCTATGTTTGTTTTCTTAAAGATTTAAAAACAAGAGATGTTTTATCTGATGATGGCATCATTCATCAGCTTGTTCATTTAACAAAAAGTAACACAAGAAAGTATGTAGACTTAAAAAAAATTAGAAATAATTTTGAAAAAAACTTGCATATTAAAAATCAAATAGTTACATTTCCTAAAATTTAATTAGGAAATGCTTACACCTTATACTGAAAAAGATTTATTTTGGAAAACACAAGACTCTAAATTAGACATGGTTAAGGAGTTTAATAAATCTTTTAATATAAAACAAGAGAACAACCCTTCTTTAGTTTCTAAAGATAAATTTGAATTGAAATTTAACTTAATGCAAGAAGAGTTGATTGAATACAAAGAAGCATGTGAAAACAAAAACTTAGTTGAGGTAGCTGACGCTATTGTTGACATGATGTATGTACTTTATGGATTTATAACACAACACGGATTAAGTAATGTGTTTTATGATCTTTTTGAAGAGGTTCATAAATCAAATATGAGTAAACTAGAAAGAGGAAAGCCATTGTTTAGAAGTGATGGTAAGGTAATTAAAGGGTCAGAGTATTTCAAACCCAACCTTAAAAACATAATTGATGGAGGTAACAAATAAATTAATAGAAAAAGTTTTATCATACAAAACATGGTCTGATAAAAGAAAAATAGATACATTGCTTGAGCATGATTGTTCCATGTACACAAACCTTGGAACAGACTCAACAAAAACAGAAGTGTTGGAAACAAAAAAGAAATCTAGAGCTATTTACAGAGCTATTGGTAAAATTGATAAAAAACAAGGAGAAAGTTATTTATGGCAAATGGATAAGTAGGTGCTAAAACAAAGAGAAACATACCTTATTAAAACTTTTGATAAGTTACACGATAAATTAAACGACGTGTTTGAGGGAGTTTCTGACGGTAATTTTGAAGACTCTAGAAACAGTATTAATTCATTAATATACGACTTAAAAGAGTTGAAAAAAAACACTGAGCCATGAGTAAAAAAAGAGTAAGGTTAAGCAAAGAAGAAGCTATTGCTTTAGGAATGCAAGTAAAGGAAATTGAAAAAGGTAGAAAGACTTTTAGATCCTACATTGACATTGAAGATCAGCAGAAGCTAAACAAAATAAGACACCAGGGAGTTGCTGATTACTGCAAAGAAAGAGGTATTGATTTCAACAGCGTAAGTCAGTACTGGGATAAAACAAAAGAATACTCAGTACAAGTAAGACCCACGATAGTATCTTACAACGATATATCTAGGCAGATAATTGATGAGATGAAGATTTATTCTCCATCATATCCTAAGATAAAAAGAAATAAAATAAAACAGCCTCATCTGTTAGTTATAGACCCAGCCGATGTTCATATTGGCAAACTATCTACAACTTTTGAAACAGGTGAAGATTATGATTCAGAAATAGCAATACAAAGAGTAAGAGACGGTGTTCAAGGAATACTTGATAAATCCTCTGGATTTGAAATAGATAAGTTTTTATTAATAATAGGTAATGATATATTACATATAGATACTCCTAAAAGGCAAACAACCTCTGGGACACCACAAGACACCGATGGTATGTGGTATGAAAGTTTTTTAAAAGCTAAATCTATATACGTTGAGGTGATAGAAAAATTAATATCTATAGCTGACGTTCATGTAACATACAATCCAAGTAATCATGATTACACTAATGGATTCTTTTTAGCTGACGTTATTACTACTTGGTTTAGGAAATGTAAGAATGTAACATTTGATTCAAGTATAAGTCATAGAAAGTATTTTAAATATGGATTAAACTTAATAGGAACAACGCATGGAGATGGAGCTAAGAATAATGACCTACCTTTACTTATGGCTGTAGAGGCTAAAAAACATTGGTCACAATCAAAACACAGATATGTTTACACACATCATGTTCATCATAAAAACGCAAAAGATTATGCAGGTGTAACTGTAGAAAGCTTAAGAAGTCCTTCTGGAACAGATAGTTGGCATCATAGAAATGGATATCAACATGCTCCAAAGGCAATAGAAGGATTCTTGCATCATCCAGAATTTGGTCAAATAGCAAGATTAACACATATATTTTAATGGAAGAGTGGTCTTTATTATCGTTTACATTTAGGTGGCCTCACCAGGGAATAATAGTTGGTTATGAATTATTAAATCCTAGTGAAGAGGCTGATTACAGTACAGTAAGACTACATATTCTTTTAATTAGTATAAACTATGATTTTGGCTATGGAGAACCACCTTATTAAGTAAAAAATACTTATATTTGTATATCTCCCGTAATGGTTTAATTACTGTTATGTTTTGTTTTCAAAAAAACCCTCAAAATCTTGGGGGTTTTTTAATTACATTTGTTATATGGAAGGAAGAGAAAAAGTTTTTATAAATAAAGAACCTTCAGATGATCACTTAGAATATATAAAAGATCTTTTAGAAGATGTGGATATTAAAGATTATTTGATTGACTCTTTTATTTATATCAATATAAATGATAAAAATGGTGTTGATGTTTTAGCTTTTAGAGATAAGCATGTTTTTAATGTTTCAGAAGATTTAAATGTAGGTCATAAAATGGCAATCGAATACATAATTAGAAAAGACGAAATATCTCAAAAGTTTCAAGAAATATGTTATTGGCAAGGAATAAATAACATTAAAAAATTTGTGATTGTTGTTAGCGAAAATTTAAGGCTTAAGAAAAAAACAAAACAATACGCTAAAGATCCTGTATATTCTAAATCATATATGGAAGCTATTGTTCATTTATTAAGCAAAGGTTTCGAAGATTATTTATACTTAGAAGATGTAGATGAGGAGATTTAAAAAAGGAAAACAAATAACAAGGTCAAAAAAAGTTAAGATTGATGGTATTCAGTTTCAGTCAAAGCTCGAGTCTCATATGTATTTATTGTTAAAAGCAAACAAAATAGACAATGGATATGAGTCAACTAAATTCACAATCATTGATGGATTTGTTTTTGACGCAGACTCTTACGAAAAAACACCAGCAAAAAAATACTTACACGATAGGGGGAACAAAAAAGTGCTTCCAATAACCTATACCCCAGATTTTGTAGATACACAAAACCCTCCAAGATATATCATAGAGTGTAAGGGTAATCCAAATGAAAGGTTTCCTATGGTCTGGAAGCTGTTTAAAAGGTATTTACATCTAAATAATATAAAAGCCGACCTGTTTGTACCAAGGAATCAAAAAGATTGCCAAGAAGTCATTAAAATAATACAAGAAAAATATTATTAATTCTCCTCTTGTAAAGGACCTTGCATTCCCATTATTCTTTGCATGTATGGATCTGGCTTAGATTGAGTAAAATACTTTTCTATTGTTCTTTCTAATCTGTCTGCATATTTATCCAAATCAGCTCTTGGAGCAATTGGATTCATTATAGCATGACATCTTAATTGAAATAGAAAATCAACTGAGTTGGCTAGTTTTTGTCTCATTTCATCATTAGGAGCTGTTAAATAAACTTCTTTGTTTTTATAATCTCCTTGATTTATAGTAAAAGTTCCGTTTTTTCTTAGTTTTATTGCGTCTGAAAACCTTGTAACTGTTTCTATACCTATACCTATCATACCTGCTTTACTTAGGGCTAAATCAAGATAACTATCAACATCCATTGGCTCTGATGTAAGAGATCTACTACTAAATTCTCTAGCTATATCTTCTCCATATACGTGATTTACACCCCAAGCCATCATGTCATTCATAAAACCTAGTTGAGGTGAAGGATTTAAAGTTTGTATAGCATCTTGGATTGTAGACCCTATAACTGGATAACTTTTACCAGTACTAAACTTATTATCATAATTCATAGCATATTGCTCAAAGCCTCTTACGACATCATTCATTTCTCTAAATCCAGACAAAGCAGATAAAGCTGCATTTCTTTCTTCTAAAGTTTTTGACCCTGCAACAGAAGCTTCTAATGAATTAAGATCATCAATATCTGACTTAATAGGTAGTCGTTTTGATATATCTCCTTCAATTCCTCCAAATTCAAAAACATCATCTTCATCCATTCCTAAAGATAATAGTCCAGATAACCCTTTTAATGTAGCTAAACTTCCAGCATATTTAATAGCGTTAAACGAAATAATTTCATTAAACTTACCTTGCATATAATTTCTAGCATCTTGTTTTTGTAGTTCTGAAATATTAGGGTCTTGTAATATTGAAAGTTGTACAGAAAAATCCGCCTTTGCGTTCAATATAAACTTTTGAAAAGGCATAAAAGTTCTCATTACATTTTTTGAAGTATTACTTTCATAAACTTGAGCTTCTCCAGTAGCATCACTCTGCCTCATTGTTCTATCTATAATTTGATCAGCATACTTAATAGCTTCTATGTCTGGATTTGCATTTTCTTTTTCCCAAAAAGCATCAATATCAGATACATTTTCCCCTTGAGATATCTTGTAATCTAAGTAGTGAGCTTCAAAAGCAATGTTTGCAGCAGCCTTATCTGAGTTTGCTAACATAAAATTTAAAGCCATTTCGTTTGATTTACCAAGAGTCTCTAAAACTCTATCAATGGTTAATTGTCCACCAACAGCAGAAAGCTTTTTACCTTGTGCGTCAGTTAAATTAAGTCCTTTTACATAATAATCTGCAGGCATAGATTGATTTTTATCAATAGCTAGTTGAGATGCTAATGAATTTCTTAATCCTGTCCTAGATTTATCATATATATTACTTAAATTTCCTTGAGTTCCAAAATCTCCAAATCTTCTTTTTTTATTACCATTAGTATTAAAAGAACCTGCTATACCACCTAAAAACCCAACACCTCTTCGTTGTACATATTTCTTTGCTCTACTATTTTTTAATATTGGATATGTTCCAGACACAGCACTATAAAACTGACTCATTGGCTGAGTTATTCTAGCTAAAGATATAGCAGAAACACCTCCATATAATGTGTTGAAAAATTTATTTACAGTAGCCATTTTTTTTGTATCTCCTATATCAACAGGGCTTAAATTAGAGCCTCGAACTTCTTTTTGCCACATAGAAGATCTTTTACTAAAGTTATCTAACAAAGCATCTTTAAGAACTCCATCCTCAAAAGACTCTAAGAAAGTAGGGTTGCTTAAAAGATTGTCTAAAGTTTGAAAATTCTTTTTTCCAGAAATTTCCATTTCCATACCATTAAGCTGACCATATGCATTATCCCAATACATTCCAGGGCTTAGTCTTAAATCTGATCCTAGAGTTTCTGGTCTTGTAACATTTTTACCGCTGTTCGCAGCAATTCCATCGTTGTTTGAAGGGCCAAAATAGTCGTTGAACCCTGTGCCGTCACTTGACTTAGACATGAATATAGGAGTATAAGACCCTTGTTCAAAAGAAAAAGCTTCATACGATTCAAAGTCATTTATCCTATCAATTGCTCTATCACCAGGCATTGATTCTGAAAGCCTGTTGATTGCATTAAGATTGAATGGTAATGCTTTTGATGAAACATCTTCAAAGGAAGAAGCGTCAGTAATACCAAGTTTTTCTATAGCATCTTTATATTTTTTATACTTTTCTATTGCAGCATCCTTATCTCCATTAGCTATTTGAAGTTTATTAAAAGTAGCTTCTGAATCAAGCTTTCTTAATTGTAACTCTTCTAGTATTAATTTCTTTGCTCTAACAAACTCTACATCTTGACCGTCTTCATTTGTTTCCCCTGTCTTTCTTTTAAGCATACTTAGTAATGACATCTCATAAGAAGAATCTACTGAACTTCTTGGGTCTGTGCTATAGCTCGTACCGTTCGCTTTATTGTAAGCAATTACCTCAGCCTTATAAGAATCTGTATGTTGGGTTTTTATTTTACCCGCTTTTTGTTGAGCTTCTGCACTAGACCTTAAACCCTCTTGAATTAGGTTGTGTAATGGAGCGCCTATTTGAGTGTCTTTTATTAAAGTTAAACCTTCCATAGTCATAGTGTTAAGACCTATCTTACCAGAAACAACCTGCGCTAAACTATTATATAATTTTAATCCTTTTTCAGTCAAAGATCCATCCTCTTTTAAAACACCTTTTAAATCAGCTCCTACTTTTATTTTACCACTAGCGTTAGATCTAATTTGTATAGCTATATCATGAGCATCTAATATAGATTCTATTTTTCCGTAAGAAACTTTTTTGCCACTTTTAACATTGTCAAAAAATATTTTTAGATCCTCATATTGTTTTATAGGTAGGTCGTTAGCAAAATCAGAATTTATATTAAAAGATTCTATTCTGCTTAATATAGACCCTGTTCTTTCTTGATTGATTTGTTTTTTTGTCTTCTCTGTTTTAGTTGTACCAACAACAATCCCTCCTTCTTCTGTAACCTTAATATTAGTGTCTTTGTCTGCAGAAACTTCATCTATTGGTTGTGTAGTTTCCAAGTCAAGCTCTTGAACACTCAACATGTCTTTAACAGTTGATATGTCGTTTGAAAGATTCCAGTCTTTTAACTCTTGTCTATCTACTTTAACAAGAAAATCATTAGCATTATTTAAACCTATGTGTTCAGCTGCGTTTGCATTTTGTCTTGCTTGTACTATTCCGTCAGCAACAGCTTGAGTGTGTAGTTGAGCCGCGCGATCAAATACCGCAGGATCATCATTGCTTATTGTAAAGTTTTGCTCACCATTTTCAACTTTCTCTTTACCTATTATCTCAACAGCTTTTGCTAAATATTCTGATTTTACTGTTGCATCAGCAAAATAAAAAGACATATCACTTGGATATTTAGATAGTATTTTTCTTCCTTCTATTTTAAGGTTTTCTATGTTTTTTTGACTTTGTATTTTAACATTGTTTGATGTATCGTCAGAAGAAACATTATCATTTTGTTGTTCTATTTGTCTTATGATATCTAAAAACTTAGACTTTTCGTTCACACTCATCCTTTTTACAAGGTCGTTTTTCATGTCCTCGAACTTGTTTACCTGAGCATCAGATTTAGATTGTAAATCTTTCAAGACTTTATATTCTGTATTGTTTTCTAAAGATGTAATGTTTTGCTCGGCGTCTTTTTCTATTTTATTTACCTGAGCATCAATATTAAGTTTATTAACAATAGCTTGATTTTCAGCAGGTAAATTCATATTATTTTTAATCTGCTGTTCTCCTATTTTTTTTATTTTATTATTTTGATAAATTTTTATTGCAGTTCCTGTGGTTTGACCGCTAATAACAGAAACTAAAGATGTTTCTTTCATCATCTGTTTTGCTCTTTCAAAATCCCATGTATCTAATCCAAATGCAACATCAGTATAATAATTAGTTAATGCTATAATGTTTTCTTCTGGAAGTTCTGCTAGTATAGCTTTTTTATCTACTCCTAAATATCTAGCGACCTTACCAGCTACAGTTTGTCTTACGTTTTTAGCGTATTGATTTGCTATTTTTGCTGAGTTTTCAGATGTCTTAGGTCCTTTAAAATTAGACGCATTCTTAACGCCTTTAAAAAACTTATATGTAAATAAAGAAGTAACACCAACTTCTACACCAGCTTTTGTCAGCGAATTTAATCTAGACATAGCGCCTGACTGATTTAACATAGTTTGTTCGTCTGGACTCAATATAAATCCTAACTCTTGCTTTTCTTTAAGTTCTTTTATTCTTTGATTTTGAGAAACTCTGTCACCACCATAACTACCTAACCCTGTAACAGCAAGACCAGCTGCTGGATTTAACATAAAAACCCCAGTATAGACCAATGAGCTAGATACTGCCGTACTAGACTTATATATTCCCTCACCAAAACTATCTGAATCTAAAATATCCCCTTCATACACTGGTTGGTATTCAGTTCTAGCTTTTCTTACAAAATCTGGATCAAGAGTTCTTTTAAAGTTTCCTATGCCTGGAAGACCAAAGTTTCCATACATAATTTCTTGAGCTGCAGCATCAGGAACACCTAAAGCTATTAAACTGTCATAACCAATATAACTTATATTCGAAGCCAACTCCCACGTTGATAGTGCAATTTCGGTTCCAACACCTTCAATAGTTTCTTGAGTTTGATTAAGCCAGTCAGTAAACCCATTATCAAAACCTAGAATACCTTCATTATCATAAGCTTCTTGTGTTCTTATTAAGTCTTTAATTTGAGCAATTTGACTAGACAAAACTCCAGCAGTTTTTGGGTCTCCAATTTCTATGTTAATTTTACCTGCTCTAATGGCTTTTACATTGTTATAATCATAAAGCATTGTACTTATTTCATTAACAGAAGAAGGCTTCCCATTAATTAATATTTGATCCATAGGTAAATCACCTGGTAGAAGACCAGCATCTCTTATTTGTGCAATAGCGGCAGGGTTGTTAATATCTACTTTTTTGTATGCTCCTGAAACTCTTAATGCGCTACCTAAATTTGCAGAAGCTATTTCTCTTTTTTTATTAAAAGTTGTAGCTAATGCTTTTATTTTTTTTAAACCCTCTTTTCTGTTTCTGTTTTTACTTTGTTCATTTATATTAAAATTAGGGTCAAGGTTAGGAAACTTTGGTATTGTTTTTTTATTAACAAAAGTATTATCTCTAACTTTAGTCGTTCCATCTATATATTCATCTTCTTTTTGTTGAATTCCCTTATGTTTTGATAATCCAGAGTCAGCTCTAGCAACGTCACTTTTCCATAATTCATATCTAAAACTTCCGTCATGATCAAAATAGTCTGATGTTTTTCTATTACCATTAGGTAATAAATTAATAACAAAATTAATATCTTCTGTACTTGGTGTTAAAGCCCCATTCATATACCCTGATATTGCGCTAGGTAATCCCGCAGCATCAGTCATTCTAAGCTTGTTTGTTTGAAAGGTTAAATTATCTGCTTGAGAGCCATTTATAAAATTAAGCATTTTAGAATGTCTCTCTTTTTGTAATTGGTCTGGATCTTGCCCAGGATTTACAACTTTTAATCTAGATTTATAAAGGTCACTAAAAATAGCAAATGACTGAGATTGTCCGTCTGGTCTTGTGATCGTGAATCCAGAGTGATCTGTTTCATCAGAACCTGCATTTACTTTTACTCCGTATTGCCCTAAAGTGTTGTTTAAAACTAATACAGCATCTTCTTCATCCATGTTTAAAACACTAGAAGGAATACTATTTATATTTTCACTATATGATTTATCTCCGTTAAAAAATCCTTCGTAATCCAATGAAGAACTCCCATCTTCCGAATCCGAGTCCGAGCCCGTATCTTGTGTGAGGAGTGGATTTTTTTTTTCCTCTACACCATTAGGCGGAATGGAATTATTTAAAAGAGTAGAGTTTTGTAAAACCTCATCAACTGGATCAATATCAACCTCCCAACTACCATATATTTTATCTAAATCTTTTTGTTCTGGTACTTTTCCTGTAGTTATTCTAAACTGACGACTCATCATCAATTTTATATTTTTATGTTCTGCAAATTTTGTAGCAGAAGCGTCATCAATTTCTCGCCCATTTGACTTATATAAATCAAGAACCCATTGCTTTGCTTTTGATTTATCAAGCTTTTTTTTAGGAGGATCTGTTGGATCTATTTTTATTTCCGTGTCGCTTTTTTTTGCGTTCTCCTGTACGTTTTCCTGTGTGTTTTCCTGTACTAGAGGTTGAGTCTCTTGTACTGTTGGGTCTGAATTTTGAGTCTTCACAATCATTAAAATGTATTACCTGTTAATTTCTCCTTGCGCTAAATGCAAAGCTTCTTTAAAGTTTTTTGTTTTTCTATTATAACCTAACCTTTGAAAAACATCTACCATTTGTGGATTTCCTCTTTTCGGATCCCACATTTGCAAATATAAATTTTGTGCTTGATTGTCATCTAGTGGATGTGTTAATCCTCTCGCAACAAATTGACCAGTACCAGAAGTTTTAGTAAGGTTTTGAGCATTACCGCCAGCTTGAGCTTGTGAGCTTACATCCCCATATAATGCATCACCCATTAAAATAATAATAGGTTGCCCATTATTATCTTCAGCTGTATAATATCCTGTTATGTTTTTAAACTCACTGTCGTTAAACGTAGTGACATTTAAAACTTGTTCTAAATTTTTCATCATACCACCAAAGTTAACTGCTCCTTGCTTTGTTTGGTCGTATTTTGTTGGGTCACCAAGGTGTGTTATTGTTTTAGGGAGCGTAGTATTAGAATAATCTATAGATCCTTTTGCAGCCATAGAAGCCAAAGCATTGTCTAAAGTCAATTGATTAAAAGTAGAAGCTCCAGTTGATGGGTTTATACTTGAGTTAACCTTGTTTTTATAAAGTTGACTCACACCAGCAGTAGAAAGCAAATGATTTGCATCCATTCTTACACCTTGTCCATTAACAGTATATGTGGCTGGAGAAATTTTAGTAGAATAACTAGTTGATGATCTTCCTGCCCTAGCTGTGGCTTTTCTATCTTTATAAACATCACTATCTACATTTATAGATGCTATTATTTGATTTCTATAATGAGACAATACTAACCTTCTTGTGTCATCTGTCACAACAGTATTACCCTTTTCGTCTACATCAAACATTAAAGGATCTGATGTAAATTTCATAGGGGTTGATGTGCTTGTTTTATGATCATAATCATAATAAACATCAGGAGAAAACCTTTTTTCAACATCTGCAGGACTCATTGGAAATCCTGATGCACCGTCCCCAAAAGGCGTTCTAGCACCTAAAACATCATAAGCATATGAAGCAATCCAGTCGTCGCTTTTAGAGGTTACTTCTTGTTCAACATAATCAGCTATGTAGTCTACATCTTGTGGATTCGAAATTCTTCCATAAATTGCAGTCCCATTTTGTGTAGTCTGCATAGCTTGATAAAGAGGTTGTTGAAGGCCATTTGCACCTGTAACAACAAAATTTAAATCCCCTAAGTTTTTAGCAAATACTTGAACCTCTTTTTTGTCGTCAACCTTTAGATACCTTTTCTTGCTTGGATTAACATGCTCGCCTAAAGGTCTTATGATGCTTTTATATTCTATATTACCATTCTGATCCATCTGTTCATAAGAAAACCTCATAAATTGTTTTCCGTCAATTAATTCAGGTGAATAAGAAGTTTTTAATTGCCTTCTCATTGCTGGCATTGCAGGTCTTTCTGGACTTCCAGCAACCATAACACTACCAGCAACAGCAGGTTTTCCATTTACATCAAGTTTTCCTGCGTTTATATCCGCTGGCGTAGCAATAACATCAGGAACAGCAGGAACTTTATCTTTTGCTGGAATAAAAATAGGGCTTCCATAAGGGCCTGCCATGTGGTCTTTAAACCATGTTCTATCGTATTCAGCTAATGTTAATCCAGAATACCCTTCTTTTTCAGATTCTGCAATTATTTTATCTCTTTGTTCCTTTATAATAGTTGGGAGCTGACCAATCATCTTCATTTCTCCTGTTATTTTTGCCGACATAGCAACAACATCACTTCTGGATATTTCTCCTCTTCTGTTTCTTTCTTGCAATTCCATTAATTCTGATCTAGCGTCAGTACCAGCTTTAGCCCAATAATTATCCATATCTTGAATACCTACTGATTCAAAATCTGTAGCTTTACCAACTACTTCATTCTGTAATCGCCTTTCTTCTCTGACTTTATCTCTAACTCCTTGTACTTGAGCTTGACCAGCTAAATACAGTTCTGATATAGATCCGTTTTTGCTCTGTACTGGTTTTATTAAATAACCTCCTCCGTATGCCATATTATATTAACTGAAATTTTACATCAATTTTAGAGTAATCTACCCTGTCAAAACCATCTTTGTGTTTTGTGACTGCATCTGTTGGTATTTCATCTGACATAACACCCTGATAAGTTCCTTCACCAAATTTTTTATCTATGTATTTAAAAGAATAAATATTTAAACCACTTTTTGATTTACCTATTAATTTTATATTGTTTTTTAGCCTTCTATCTGAAGCATTCTTTTTTGGTTTCTTCATTAAAAATTGAAACATCCCCATTGGATTAAAACCTGCCTCTGCATTCGCAGTTTCTTGACCAATACCTGCTGTCATTGCTGTTTTTGAAAAGTTTGTAATTGCATCTCCCTTCATTTGCTCTCCAGCAGCTATTTGAGCCTGTAAACCTTGAACCATAGACATATCTCTTTGCTCTTGCATGTTTCTTCTCATTTGATCATCTTGGACTCTTATTTTATCTGCTTCAAACATTTTATTAGACATAGTTCCGTAAAGACCTTGCTCTTTTTTCCCAGTAGATTCCTCTGAAGCAGTCATCATAGACATCATACTTGCGGCATCTCCACCAGCCATAAGAACATCTGCCATTCTTTCTTTGTCTAACTGTATACTGTCTAAAGCCTGTTGTTCTAATGCTAAAGAAGGTGATAGTGCAGCTGCAGCGTTTTCTCCTAAACCCTGAAACTCCATATTATCTAATTTTCTTTTTGCATCAGCCGAAGCTTTTGATCCGCCTATAAAATTCATAACAGAACCTGTCGCCCCTCCTATCAAACCCAATGTTGTTAATAAAGCCATTTTTTATTATTTTTAATTATTACAAATATACGAAATTTACATATAGCTCTTCATCACTTCGCTGTTTACAGCGTAAAGCTCAAGAAACTGAACAGAAGAGCTTTCTAGTTTAATAGTTGCATGATATCCCCTTAGTCCAAATGATTCTGAAGCTGCGTTTTTTACTACAAAACAAAAATCACCTACGACAGGACTATGTGCAATAAGATAAGTGCTAATAACATTTCCATTTATACCAGATATTACACCAACTTCTTGAACACCTTCACCTTGACCTATAGATCCTCCAGTAGTGTCATTTACAAACAATCTATCTCCGAGTCCAGTATCATTACTATTTATAGTTACTTGAGGAGGAATATTATTTAAAAACCCGAAAGAATTAGCAGGTAGATCCTCTTGTAATTCACCTAATCCAATAATAGATAATTCATTAAAATCTGTGTTATTGGCTGTATATCTTCTAATATATCCGTACTTAACACCTTCTTTATCTTCAAACTTTCCTGTAGGAATTATTCCAGTTTCAATATCTGACTCCAATCTTGCTGTCCAATAAGGATAATTGGTTTCTAATCCAAGATTCTTAAAGACTTTAACAGTAGAAGGCTCTTTGTTTGCTGAAAAAGTTATAGTAGTAGGGTAACTTTCTCCATAAAAAGTTGACCTATTAGGACTAGCTTCATGTAAATACAAGTTACCATTTTTAAAAGTATAAAAATTATTCCCCAACCTATCCATCCACTCTGGTTCATATGAGTGAAAAGAAGTCCATCCTTTATTTATTTCATCGTATGTTATTGTTGTTGCCATTAATCGTCTATTATTCTAGGCCAATCTAAACTATTGTTAGGATCAAATCCTAAATTGTCTAAAGCCTTGGTTACGTGATATAAGTAATAATACTCCCATTTATCAAACCTTCCTGTAAGAGGAGCTGGTTTGTATGGAGCTTGAGAATCATCAGGAGTTGATGTTCCAATTGTATCTTCTATGTCATACTCAAAAGTAAAGGTTCCTCCAGAAGCACTCAAATCACTCAGACCATTAGTTCCTGTGTAAGCTCCAGTTCCGCCTTCTACAGACTCCATTAATGTTTTAAAATCTGCATTACCATCAACTTGGAAAACTATACCTCTATAAAAAGTTGAATTTGTAGCGTTTAGTGTAGCTACTCTAGATCTTAAATTAGCTACATCTGTATTGAATGTAGAGGTTCTAGTTGTCGTGTTAGACCAAGATCCTCCATGATACACAACATTTGCCTCATCCTGGAATATCATAAATATAACATTTTCAGCATCACTAGGGAAATCGTTTTGACTTCCTGAAGATATGTAGTCTTTTACATCTGGATCAGTCAAAGCAGCTAAAGTTCTTTCATCAGTCCAATTGTATGTTTGATCTCTTAATATTACATGAGAGTCATAAGCACTACTTCCGTTTGTAGAAGCATCTGTATTTCCATTTCCAGCAGTTTCTCCTGTAGCATATAAATCTTGTAAAACAGATTTAAGAGAATTTGTCTTCATTTGCTGTAAAGCGTTTTCAGAATTATTCATAGACCCACTACTGTCAAAATAAATATAGATATAAGTATTTTCATTAATAGATAAAGCCTCTGTAGCTAATGTAGCTGTTGCAACACAATCCCCACCTCTTGAAACTTGATATGTAATACTGTCATTCAAACCTTGTCCAGCTGTATGAGTGTATTGAATAGAAGTAGAAGGTGTTCCAGATACCACAACTGCAGTACCATTTGAAGGAGGGTCAACAATAGTTAAAGTGTATGGGCTAGGAACCGTGTCGTTTGCTATAACATTTACAGTTACTGTGCCTCCGTTAGTAATTCCTGTTATACTGTCATCTACAAGAACTGGCAATGAATCTTTATAGTTCCATACTAAATATAAGTTGTCATCCGCAGATGTTTGATTAAACTGGAAGCTTATTTTATTTTCTTCTTCAGTAGATGTTTCTGTAGTTGTAACAGCTGGATAAGTAGCTTGAGCAACGACCTGAGAAGCTGTTAAATTTGTTGCTGCAGAAACTAAGTACCCAAGTGTATTACAGTCATTAAAATCTCCTGTATGATACCCTATTTGCTTAAAAGAAGATAATTCCATTAACCTTCCTGTGTCTGGAACATATGTAGTTCCAACTACATCTTCGAAAAAAGTAAATTTAGTCAATCCACTTTCATTAAATACATCTTCATCCTCATAATAAGGATTGCCTAATAATTTAAACCTATTTGTTATAGATTGATTTGCCTCGTCTTGGTCATTTACCACAACTAAATAAACTTTTCTAGTTTGAGGTATTGGACATGTATGAGTTATAGATACGTTTTGATAAACGCTTGAGTCTATAGAAACAACAGCCACATTGCCTAAATCTAAATTAGCATTAGAAACAGTTATATTTACAGTTCCAGATGTTCCTGTTCCAGTATAAGTAGAGCCTCCATAAGCAACAGAGACGGTAATACTACTTAATGCTGTAAATTCTAAAACAGCTGTTCCAGGATATTGTCCTAAAACTAAGTTATAAGTATAGGTTTCGTTTTGTTTTACAGTTTGATTTATTGTAGAAGCACAGTCATTTTGCACTGTATTCACAATCATATCTGACTGATCCATTGATAAAACATATTGATGATTTCTTGGATCAATACCACCTACATTAAATTTGTTTTTAAAACCATATAAGGTGTCTTTAAAATAAGACTTCATTCCATAATATGATATAGGTGTTAATCCATCTTGACCAAGCCTTAAAACAGTTCCTCTTGCAGCATCTGTAAAATACATATTACCACCATAATTTCCGAAACTTTCTGGATTTATAGATATACCATATTCTCCACTATAAGCAACATCTTGACCTAAAACTTTTTCTACGGTAGTAAGGGAAGCGGTTCCATCAGATGAATGCACTAAGCTTTTGCCATATAACACTTTAGAAACTCTATCTTCCTGAAAAACAATCAAGTCTGTTTCCCTAGCAAACAACTTTTGAATAGATCCGTATTTTGCATCCATTTTTTTCGTTATTCCTCTTCTATTGTTAAACTCATTTAATGAGTTGTATGTACTGTTTTCGCTATACGCTCCTGAATAAATAAGAGTTGTTGTGTCATATATTTTTTTAAACCCATCAAGTAAAGAAAGATTTGGTCTTAAATCAATGTTATATATAGGAGATAATCTTTCATCTCTAATTTGTATACTTTCTACTCCATTTCCAAAAGAAAAACAATTACCTACTGTTAAATCTACTACTGAAGATTGAGAGTTTGTTTGATTTTGTTTATTTCCTTCGTGGTATCCACCTACAATATCGAAAGTTTGCTCTGTCTCATAATATATATCACTATCTAAATCTTTCGGATCAGTTTCAAATACTAATAAACCATTAACAAGAAGTAATTTTATCTCTACATCAATATAACCTCGCTCTAAAGCTCTTGTAAACTCTGTAGATCTAATATTTAACCTATGCCTGGTTGCTGTTCCTGTTCCTGTTTTAATAAAAGTTAGCTGAAATTGATTATCAGGGTCATCATAATATGACTCTCCTTGTGGCTTTTCCCATGATGTTTCTGCAATTAAAAATTTTTCAAATGCAGACTGATTAGCGTCTCCCTGGTAGTTTGCTCCAACAACAAATTCTCTTTCATAGAATTTAGTATCATTACCATCTGAATCAGGTCTCTCATAAGACTCAAACCTCATGCTAATAGTTGACCCTGTGTTAATATCAAGATTAACGTAGTTTGCAGATTCTTTTACTTGAGATATACCAAATTCCTCTTCTTTAGGAATTGTTGCATTAACATATCCATTTCTACCTAACCCCCATTTTATTTTATTACTTCTTTCATATGTAGCAAAATTATTAGGATTAAAATCCATTGAAAAACCAACTGGTTTTATTTTCATATAAATACCTGACAATTCTTTAATAGGATTTTCAGCAGCATCTTTATTGTTTTCTATCCACCCTTCATTAGAGGCGTTTTCTGTGGACTGATCTATATCTAAAGCGTTTTTTGTTTCATAAGCAAGAACCTTTACCT